GAGTTCGGATGGACGAACCCGGTTCTGGTCGATGGCGAGAACGGCATCATCGCCGGGCATGGCCGCGTGCTGGCCGCGCGCAAGCTGGGCCTCGATGACGTGCCGGTGATCGAACTTGCGCACATGACCGAGGCGCAGAAGCGAGCCTACATCCTCGCCGACAACAAGCTGGCGCTGAATGCGGGCTGGGACACCGAACTGCTGGCGCTTGAGCTTGGCGAACTGCGGGACGATGGTTTCGACCTTGACCTGATCGGTTTCAACGGCGACGAACTGGCCGAACTGCTCCCCTTGGAAGGGGCTGGCGATGGGTCAGGCGGCGACGAAAGCGGCGGCGCGGGCAGCTTGGCCGAGCGCTTCATGGTTGCCCCGTTCAGCGTCCTGAACGCCCGCGAGGGTTGGTGGCAGTCGCGCAAGAATGCGTGGATCGGCATCGGCATCCGTTCCGAGCTTGGCCGGGGCGACAACGCGCTGGGATTCAGCGACACGGCCAAGATACCGGCCCGCAAGGGCGGCAAGACGGACGCGGAGAAATCGAATTACGGCAAGTGCCTCGAAACAGGCATCGGCGAAAAGTATGGCCGCGAGGAAATGAACGGCACCAGCATCTTCGACCCGGTGCTGTGCGAACTGGCCTACCGCTGGTTCAGCCCGCCGGGCGGCACGATCATCGACCCCTTCGCGGGCGGCAGCGTGCGCGGCATTGTGGCCTCCAAGCTGGGGCGGCAATACGTCGGCGGCGACCTCCGCGCCGAGCAGGTCGAAGCGAACCGCAGCCAAGGCGACGAGCTTTGCGCTGACGATCAATTCCCGCCGGTCTGGCATTGCGGCGACAGCCGGCACATTGACCAGACCTGCAAGGGCGTGCAGGCCGACTTCGTGTTTTCCTGCCCGCCGTATGCTGACCTTGAAGTCTATTCGGACAACCCGGACGACCTTTCGACGCTGGCCTACGACGAGTTCCGGGCGGCCTATTTCGAGATCATCAAGCGGGCGTGCAGCCTGCTGAAACAAGACCGCTTCGCCGCCTTCGTGGTTGGCGAGGTGCGCGACAAGCGCGGCGCTTACTACGACTTCGTGGGCGACACCGTGCAGGCGTTCCGCGACGCCGGGCTGGACTACTACAACGAGGCCATTTTGATCACGATGGCTGGCAGCCTGCCAATCAGGGCCGGGAAGCAGTTCAGCGTTAGCCGCAAGCTGGGGAAAACGCACCAGAACATTCTTGTGTTCTGCAAGGGCGACCCGAAGAAAGCCGTGGCCGCGTGCGGCGACGTGGAAGTCGGCGAGGATTTATTCCCCGAAGCGGGCGACGAGGGCTGACCGGCCACCGTCCTTCATGGCTTCGATGTCCTTGCCGATCTGAACCATGAATCGCGGGTTGGTGTAGGCGGTGTGCGCGTCAAGGATTGCGCCCCGCTGATCGCCAAGCTGGGGAAAGCGCGCAGCGATGCGAATGGCTTCCTGCCAGCGCCCGGCGGCCATGTGTTCGCGGACGATTGATGCCTTGCTGCGCGGGGCTGTTTGAGCGGTTGCCATGCTTCCTCCGGGTTGTCGTTGGTCGCTCTGGACTCTAGCCAATCGTGACCGGGTGTCGAGTCCAGAACAGGAGAAAACATGGCAGGACGAAAACCTTTTATCCCGACCGCCGATCACCGCAAGATGGTCAAGGCGATGGCCGGCTACGGCATCCCCGAGGACGACATTTGCAAGATCGTCATCAACCCGACGACGAACAAGCCGGTCGATGGCAAAACGCTCCGCAAGCACTTCCGCGACGAGCTTGATACCGGCGAGATCATCGCCAACAGCAAGGTCGCTGAAAGCCTTTACCGGCACGCCACCCAAGGCACCGGCCAAGGCGCAGTGACAGCGGCGATCTTCTGGCTGAAAACACGCGCCCGCTGGAAGGAAACCGACCGGCTGGAAGTTACCGGCAAGGACGGCGGCCCGATCCAGAAGCACAGCATCACCACTGCCGAGTTCAGGGAGATCGCCAAGAACATCGCCGACGAGGTTTAGCCCATGCGCCAGTTCAGCCCGAAGGAGCGCTTTGCGGCTGTGCAAATGGCGCAGGCCGACCTCTATTTCTTTTCGCGCTGGATGTTCGCGCAGCGCAAGGGCTTCAAGTGGATCAGGGGCCAGCACCACAAGGCCATCTGTGACGCGCTGATGCGGGTTTTCAGGGGCGAATGCAAGCGCCTCATCATCAACGTGCCGCCGCGCTACTCGAAAACCGAGATCGCGGTGATCAACTTCATTTCGTGGGCGCTTGGGCAGGTTCCTGACGCCGAGTTCATCCACACCAGTTATTCGGGCCGCCTCGCCGGCAACAATGCGTGGCAGGCCCGCGAGCTTGTCCAGTCGCATGACTACCGCGAAATCTTCCCGGCGGTAGCGTTGCGGCAGGACAGCCAAGCGAAGGACGAATGGCGGACGACTGCCGGCGGCTGCGTCTATGCGGTCGGCGCTGGCGGAACAATCACCGGCTACGGCGCAGGCAAGCACCGGCCCGGCTTTGGCGGCGCGATCATCATTGACGATCCGCACAAAGCCGACGAGGCCCGATCCGATGTCATCCGCGAGGGCGTCATCGATTGGTTCCAGAACACGCTTGAAAGCCGGAAGAACGCGCCGAACACGCCGATCATCCTCATCATGCAGCGCCTGCATGAACGGGACTTGGCTGGCTGGCTGCTGGCCGGCGGCAATGGCGAGGAATGGGAGCATGTCTGCCTTCCGGCGCTGCAAGCCGACGGAACCGCGCTGTGGCCTGAGAAGCACCCCGCCGAAGAACTGCGCCGGATGCAGACGGCAGCGCCTTACACCTTCGCCGGCCAGTACCAGCAAGCCCCGGCCCCACCAGAAGGCAACATCTTCAAGCCCGACAAGATCGAGGTGGTCGATGCTGTCCCGGCTGGCACCCGCTTCGTGCGGGCTTGGGACTTGGCAGCCACCGACCCGACGCCGGGGAAAGACCCCGACTGGACGGCTGGCGGCAAGCTAGGCATCACGCCAACCGGACGCTGGATCATCGCCGACATGAACCGAATGCGCGGCGGCCCGGAGGATGTCGAATCGGCGCTGGTCAATACCGCCAAGCGCGACGGCACAACCTGCCGGGTGAAGATTCCGCAAGACCCCGGACAAGCCGGAAAGTCGCAGGTGTCCTACCTGACGAAGCAACTGGCCGGCTTCCCGGTCACGTCAGCGCCGGTCACTGGCGACAAGATCACGCGGGCCGAACCGTTCGCCGCGCAGACCAACGTCGGCAACGTGATGATGCTCCGCGCGCCTTGGAACGACGCGCTGGTGGCTGAAATGCGGCTGTTCCCCAATGGGGCGCACGACGACCAGATTGACGCACTTTCGGACGCCTTCTCGGCGCTCAATACCAACACATTCGGGATGCTGGACATGCTTCGTCAGCAAGCCGAGGCGGCCCAAGCAGCAAAACAACAGAAGGCGAATTGATGGCAACAAAAACCCCTATCGAGCCGGGCGTCATTGCCCGCATGGTGGCGGGCGTTCGCTACGGACTGACCGGCCAAAAGCCGGAATGGTTCGGCCCCGGCGACCCGCTCCCTGCCGTGGCGCAGGAACAGGCCGTCGGTCGTCAGTTCGACTTCCCGGTTCTGTCGAATGCCCGCGTGCGGCCCCGCGAAGGCGAAGCGGTCACGTTCCCGCAGATGCGGGCGCTGGCTGAAAGCTACGACCTGCTGCGGCTGGTGATCGAAACGCGCAAGGATCAGATGTCGAAGCTGCGCTGGAAGATCAAGCCGAAGGACAAGAAGTCACAGCCAGACAAGCGCTGCGCCGAGATCGAAGCATTCTTCAACATGCCCGACCGCGAACATACGTGGGACGAATGGCTGCGGATGCTGATCGAGGACTTGCTTGTCATCGACGCCCCGACGGCTTACTCACGCATGACGCGCGGCGGCGGCCTCTATGCCCTTGAGCCGGTCGATGGGGCGACGATCAAGCGCGTGCTGGACGCCACAGGCCGCACGCCGCTGCCGCCCGACCCTGCCTATCAGCAGGTCTTGAAGGGCATGCCGGCGGTCGATTACACCCGCGAAGAACTGATCTACCGGCCCCGCAACCTGCGCACCCACAAGGTCTATGGTTACAGCCCGGTAGAGCAGATCATCGTCACGGTGAATATCGCCATCCGCCGGCAGGTTCATCAGTTGCAGTTCTACACCGAGGGCAATGTTCCCGAGGCGCTGGCAAGCGTTCCAGCCGAATGGCAGCCCGAGCAGATCAGGCAGTTTCAGGAGTATTGGGACAGCCTGCTGGAAGGCGACACGGCGGCCCGCCGGCACTTGAAATTCATCCCTGATGGCGTGACCTACCGGCCCACCAAGGAAGGCGCGCTGAAGGATGAATACGACGAATGGTTGGCCCGGATCGTCTGCTTCGCGTTCAGCATCGAGCCGACGCCGTTCATCAAACAGGTCAATCGCAGCACGGCGGAAACGGCCCGGAACCAGTCAATCGCCGAAGGGCTTGCCCCGTTGCAGGATTGGGTCAAAGGGCTGGTCGATCTGATTATCCAGCGCTACTTCAAAGCCCCGGACATCGAGTTCGCATGGGCCGAAGAAGATGCAATCGACCCGCTGACGCAGGCGAAGATCAACCAGATTTATGTCGCGTCCAAAGTGCTGCACCCCGACGAAATCCGCGCCGACCTTGGCCGGGAACCTTTAACCAAGGAGCAGCGCGCCGATTTGGCGCAGGCCACCCAGCAACCCACCGCCCCAGCCGGGGAGGAAATCGAGGGCAACCAACCATGAAAATTTACGCAGAGATCAGCAAGACCGAGGCGCAGGACGACGGCACCATCAAGGTGTGGGGCTATGCCAGCAGCGAAGCGGTCGATTCCGACGGCGAAACCATCACCGCCGACGCCATGAAGGCCGCGCTGCCGGATTACATGAAGTTCGGCGCGGTGCGCGAAATGCACCAGCCGCTTGCCGCCGGCACGGCCATCGAAGCCAATGTCGAGGACGACGGGCGCACCTACTTCGGCGCGCATGTGGTCGATCCGATTGCCGTCAAGAAGATCGAAACCGGCGTCTATAAGGGGTTCAGCATCGGCGGTAAGGTCACGGCGCGCGACGAACTGAACAAGTCGATCATCAAGGGCTTGAAGCTGGTCGAGGTCAGCCTTGTGGATCGCCCGGCCAACCCGGAAGCGGTTTTCACCTGCTACAAGGCGGAGGGCATCGAAAGCCCGAACGGCGACGGCATCAGCGCAGTCGATGCGCTGGCCGAAATGCTGAACAAGGGCGAAATCAGCCCCGAACGCCTGATTGAACTGGCGAAAGCCGAAATGGATAACCCCCACCAGCAGGAAGCGGCCCCCAATGACCCGCCGGCCAACGCTGGCGGCGAGGGGGTTGGCGAAGGCGATGCGGTCAAGGCCAGCGAAGGCGGCGAAGTGGCGAAAGGCCTCTACGGCGTTGCCCGCTTCGCCGAACTGCTCGCCTCCGTCCAGTATCTGCAAGAGGACACGGCGTGGGAATCCGAATATGAAGGCGACGATTCCGCCCTGCCCGGCAAGATCAAGGACTGGCTCGCTGCCGGCTTGAAGCTGCTGGCCGCGATGGTCAAGGAAGAATCCGCCGAAGCGCTGGCCGACAAGGGCGCAGCCGCTGGCGATGTCCAGAAGGCTGCCGCCGCTGACGGCGAAGCGCTGGCAAAGGTGTCCGCCGAACTTGATCTGGTCAAGTCCGAGGTCGCCAAGCTGGCCGGCGAGCGCGACGCCTTGGAAAAGCGCGTCAAGGAACTTGAGGCAGAGCCAGCCCCCGGAAAGGCGCTGCTGAAAGCCATCGACAAGGGGCAGGACGTGGGCGGCGAGGTCAAAAAGCAGGAAGCCGCCCCGATGGACGACAAGGCCACGCCGGAAGAACGGGCGATGGCTGACATTCGCAAAATGTACCAATCGGGAGGCATCCGCACCCGCTGATTGCCATTCATCAACCATTAACCCGGCCCCGCATCCGCAGGGCCAAACATTTCGAGAATCTGGCCGCCGTTGAGCGGCCTTTCCTTTTTGGAGGCTTGAACAATGAACCCCACCCAACAAACCCTTGATCTGATGAAGGGCGCTCTCGGCGCTCCCAATGACGACATCGCCAAGACCATCAGCACCGGCACCGGCCTTGTCGCCTATGATCTGCAAGCCCCGGCGAAGAACATCTACCCGGTCAATACCCCCATCCGTAACAAGCTGCCGCGCGTCGGCGGCGGCCTCGGCGTCGCAACCAACTGGAAGGCCATTCAGGCGCTGACCGGTTCCGGCTTCGATGCAATGGGCTGGGTCGCAGAAGGCCAGCGCACCGGGCGCATGAGCTATTCGGCTGTCACCAAGTCGGCCAGCTACGTGACCATCGGCGAAGAAGATCAGGCGACCTTCGAGGCGATCAACGCGGGCCGCACCTTTGAGGACGTTCGCGCCACCGGCACGATGCGCGTCCTGCAAAAGATGATGCTCAAGGAAGAAAACGCCCTGCTGTTCGGCAACAAGTCGCTTGCCCTCGGCACGCCCGGCACGCCTACCCTGTCCGCTGCCGGATCCGGCGCAACCCTGCCGGCGCTGACCTACTCGGTCATCGTCGTAGCCCTGACCGGCGAAGGCTTCCGTGGCGCATCCTTGGCCGGCGGCGTCCCGACCAGCCAGACTATCACCGGCGCTGACGGCCAGACCTACACGCTGAACGGCGGCTCGTCCAACAAGTCCGCCGCTTCCACGCAGGCCGTGACGCTGGGGCAGATTCTGTCCTGCTCCGTCGCCCCGGTCACTGGCGCGCTGGGCTACGTTTGGTTCGTCGGTGCTGCCGGCGCGGAAAAGCTGGAAGCCATCACCACCATCAACAGCGCGACCTTCGCGGCCCCGTTGCTTGGCACCGGCCAAGCTGCCACCGCCATTACCGCGACCGACAAGTCCAACAACTCGTCGCTGGCGTTCGATGGCCTGCTGACCACCGCCTTCCTCGGCGGCTCCGGCGCTTACGTCAAGTCGTTGGCAACCGGCACGCCCGGCACCGGCACCGTCTTGACGGCCAGCGGACGCGGCACCATCAGCGAAATCGACGTGATGTTGCAGTCGATGTGGGACAACTATCAGGTCAGCCCGACCGTGATCTACGTCAATTCGCAGGAATTGAAGAACATCACCAGCAAGGTGCTGAACGGCCCGTCGTCCTCGCCGCTGCTGCAACTGTTCGCTGATCCGCAGCAAGGCTACGGCAACCTGATGGCCGGCGGCGTCATTGGCTGGTACTTCAACCCGTTCGCCATGAACGGCGGGATCAAGATTCCGGTCATGATCCACCCGGCGTTGCCTGCTGGCACGATCATCGGCTGGTGCGAAAACCTGCCGACGCAGTACCAGAGCAACAACGTGCCGAACGTCGCCGAGGTCAAGGTTCGTCAGGACTACTACCAGATCGACTGGCCGCTGCGCACCCGCGCGCAGGAATTCGGCGTCTATGCCGAAGAAGTGCTGGCCGTCTATGCACCGTTCGCGATGGGCGTCATCACCAACATCGCCAACGGCTGATCGCTACGGCGTTGCATGAAGGGGGCGGCTTCGGCTGCCCCTTTCTCTATCCCATTCAGGAGAAAGCATCATGGCAAAACTGAAAGCACCGAAGGGCTGCACAAGTTGCAGCGTTGGCGGCGAGGAATTCGCGGTCAAGAAGGGCTATGTCACCGTCCCCGACGAGGCAGTGGCCGAACTGATCCCGCACGGCTTCATCACCGAAGTCGATGAGGAAGCGATTGCAGCCGCAGCCGCCGAGGCGGAAGCCGCAGCAGCAGCGGAAAAGGAAGCGGCTGAAAAGGCAGCAGCGGAAGCCGCAGCCGCCGAGGCCGCCAATCAAGGCGGCGCAGCACAGTAAGGGGTGAAGCATGGCAAGCGAATACATTCTGCCCGCTGACTACGCGTTTTATTCGCTGCCAGCCAACACTGCACAGGCTCAAGTCCATGCCGCGAGCGCTGTTGTCGATGGCTACCTGCAACGCCCGGCTGGCGCTGAATACACGCTGGCCGGGCAAACTCCCACGGTGATGAAATCCACCGGGCAGGCCATCCAAGAGCGGCGGGAGTTCCCGCGACGCGGCGAGCTACAGCTTTCCTACTCGCCGGTTGCCTTGGTGACGCTGATCGAGCAGCGCAATCAGGGCGCGTGGGTGACGGTTTCCGGTTCATATGACTGGTCTGTCGGCGGTCGCCTCTGGCTGGACAATCCGTCGCTGAACTTCGTCGGCGACGGCGATTTGCGCGTGACCTACTTGGCCGGCTGGGATTACGCCAGCCTGCCGGCCCCAGTCAAGCAGGCCGTCGCCAACATCATCGGCTTCGCCAACACGGCCAACATGCCCGGCAACACCAAGCGCATGAAGGCCGGGGATTCGGAAATCGAGCGCTTCGATGACACGGCGATGGACGGCGACACGCGCGGCATGCTGGCCCCCTATCGACGGGTGTTCGCATGAGTTTCCTTTATCCGCGAACCATCAGCATCAGCCGCCCAACGCAGCCAACAGGCGTCGGCGCGGTTGGCTATGGCGGCGAACTGCCAGCGACTGAAACGGCGGTCGCCAGCGGCGTCGCGGCATCGATCCAGCAGAAGAAGGAAGGGCGGCCACCGCCTGCCGGCCTGCCGGGCGATGCGCGAATGACGCTCTGGCGCATTTTCTTCAACCTGCCCAATGGCACCGTCGCCGACCGGGACATCATCGCCGACGACTTGGGCATCCGCTACCAAGTGCAGGCGGCCTACTGGAATTCGCTGGGCTACAACTGCCTGTGCGAGCGCCTTGAGAACTGAACATGGCTGATCTTTCCGACGTTGAAAATGCGCTTGTCAGCCTGATCGCGCAGGCGCTTTACCCAAACGGAACCGGGCAGGCCAGCGCAGCAGGCGGCGTGCCTTGCGTCGTCTATGCCGGGTGGCCTGTGCCTGCCCAGCTTGACGCCGATCTGGCCGCCGGCAAGGTGCATATCAGCGTCTTCCCGCGCGCCGAGGAACGCAACACAACGCGCTTCGGGCAGGACTGGCAGCCGCTGGCCGCGAACACGCCGACGCTGACGCTGACCGTCTCCGCGCAGACTGTCACGGTAGGCGGCAGCATCCCGCCGGCCAACAACCCGCACAACGTCGTTGTGATGGCGAACGGCAAGCCTTACGTCTATGCCGTGCTGACAACCGACACGCTGCCCAGCATTGCGACGGCGCTGGCCGCCTTGATCGCTGCCGACATTGCCGGGACGGGCGCAGCCGGGGCGGTTATCACGCTTCCCAGCACTGGCCGCATCAGCGCGGCCCGCGTCGGCGTAACCGGAACATCGGCCCGCGAGATCAGGCGGCAGGAACGCAGCTTTCAGATTACGGCATGGGCGGACACGCCGGCTCACCGGGATGCAGTCATTGGCCCGGTCGATCAGGCGCTGGCCGCGACCAAGTTCCTGACCATGCCTGACGGCTTTCTGGCCCGGTTGATCTACCGGAACAGCCCGATCAGCGACGCCATGCAGAAGACCCGCCTTTACCGGCGCGACCTGATCTATTCGGTCGAATACGCGACGACGCAGACCGAAACCGAAACACAGATCACCGAAGAACAGCTTGGAATCGCCGTGCAGCGGGACGGTTCTACGGCTCCCATCCAGACCCCAACCATCTACTTCTAAGCGAGGCAAGCCATGAATCTTCAACTGATCGTCACCGAGCCGTTCGGCCCTTATGACCGAGGCGCAATCATCACCGATCCCAAGACTGTCGAGGACGTGCTTGCTTCCGAGCATGCCGCCCACGTCGTCAAAACCCAGCAGCCAGAAGCCCCGGCGAAAGCCAAGGAATAACGGCCACCCACCCAAACCCATAGAAGCCGCCGCTTGGCGGCTTTTTTCTTGCCCGGAGGTTTCCTATGCCTGTTGTCCAACAAGGCTCGATCAACACCACCGCCCTGATCGTGCCGGACATTTATGTCCAGATCGTCCCCCCGCAGGTCACGCTTCTCAATGGCCTGTCCACCAATATTCTCGGCGTCGTCGGCACCGCCACTTGGGGGCCGACCAACGCGCCCACCATCGTCGGCAGCATGGCCGACTACGCCCGCCAGTTCGGCGCGATTCAGGCCCGCAAGTACGACCTCGGCACCGCCATTGCTGCTGCCGTACTGCAAGGCGCCAACAACTTCCGAGCCGTGCGCGTCACTGATGGCACCGACACGGCCGCCACCATCATCGTGCAATCGACTTGCATCACCTTCACCAGCAGGTACACCGGCACCTTGGGCAACCAGGGCACGGTCACGATTGCCGCCGGCAGCCAGGCCAACACCAGCAAGGTCACGGTCACCATGCCGAACCAAGTGCCGGAAGTGTTCGACAACATCGGCTCCGGTCTGTCCGCCAATGCGCTGTGGGTCGCCATTGCTGCCGCGATCAACAACGGCATCAGCGGCCTGCGTGGTCCGTCGCAATTCATCGTGGCCACCGCTGGCGCTGGCACCACGGCCCCGACGCTGACCAGCTACACGCTGGCCGGCGGCACCGATGGCACGACCACGATCACCAGCGCCGTGCTGCTGGGCGTCGATACCGTGCCGCGCAAAGGCATGTACGCCCTGCGCAACACCTTCACCAGCATCGGCGTTCTTGCCGATTGCGACGACACGACCAGCTTCTCCACCCAGATGGCGTTCGGTCTGTCGGAAGGCATCTACATGATCGGCGTCACGCCGGCCGGCGACGCGATCAGCAGCGCGGTCACGACCAAGGGCACGGCCGGCATCGACAGCTACGCCTTCAAGTATCTGCTGGGTGATTGGGTCTATTTCAACGACACGGTGAATGGTCAGATTCGCATGATCTCGCCGCAGGGCTTTGTCGCTGGCCGGCTGGCGAACCTGTCGCCGGAACAGTCCAGCCTCAACAAGCCGCTGTACGGCATCGTTGGCACTCAGAAGTCCTACCAGAACCTGACTTACTCGAGCGCGGAGCTTCAAGCGCTCGGCCAGGCTGGCATCGACCTGATTACCAACCCGATCCCGGCGGGCAACATGTTCGGCGTTCGCTTCGGCCACAACAGTTCGTCCAATGCGGTGACCAACGGCGACAACTACACCCGGATGACCAACTACATCGCCTACACCCTGAACGGGGGCATGGGCTTGTTCATCGGTCAGTTGCAGAGCCAGACGGTTCGCCGCAATGCCGCCGCGACCATCAGCAGCTTCCTCGCCAACATGGAGCAGCAGGGCATGATCGGCGCGGTCAATGGCGGCCCGTCGTTCAGCGTGCAGATCGACGCAGCAAACAACCCGATGTCGCGCGTTGCGCTGGGCTACATGCAGGCCGACGTGAAGGTGGTTTATCTGTCGATCATCGAGAAGTTCCTTATCAACGTCGAAGGCGGCCAGTCTGTGCAGATCAACCGCCAATCGACCAATCTGGCTTAACAGGAGGCAACCATGCCGCTCAACGGATTCAGCGTCGGACGCGACGTTTCGCTGGACATCATCGGCCCTTCGGGGCCGCTGCGGTTCAATCTCATCACCGGCTTCAACAGCAAGCCCGACATCACCGACCAGAAGATCAAGGGGCTGGACGGCATCACCCGCCATGTCCGCTTCCCGGACGGCTGGTCGGGCGGCTTCGATGTCACCCGGCAGGACAGCACCATCGATGACTACTTCGCGCAGATCGAGGCGAACTACTACGCCGGCCTGAACGAGCAGCCTTGCACGATCACCGAAACGATCACCGAAGTTTCGGGCGCTGTGACGCAATACCGCTACCTGCAAGTCCTGCTCAAGCTGGACGATGCCGGCCAGTGGCAGGGCGACCAGACGGTCAAGCAAAAGGTCAGCTTCGTTTCTGCCCGCCGCATGAAGGTGTCTTGATATGGGCGATCCCAAGGTAAAAGTCACGCTCAACCCGAGCGAACAGGTCGTCCAGCAAGCCAACGTCGAAGCGGTCGTAACCGACGAACGCGGGCGCACCATCAAGCTGAAAAAGCCCGGTGTGCTGGCACAGTTCCGATTGATCGAAGCGCTTGGCGAGACGGCCAAGAATGAGGTCTATATGGGGATGGTGCTGCCCATGATCTTCGTCGTTTCGATTGACGACGAACCGGTCTATCAGCCGGCCACCAAGCGCGAGGTCGAAGCCTTGATCCAGCAGCTTGACGAGGACGGCATCGCTGCTGTCATGGCCGGGGTGCAGGCCAACTTCGGCAAGACCGACCCGGAGGCGGATAAAGCTGCCCTAAAAAAGTAGCAACCGCCGGGCCGATCCGCGAATGCCTGTGGCTTGTCCGCAATGGCGTGCCGTTCGATGTTGCCTTCCAGATTGACGATGTGACCCGCGCAGGCTGGTGCATCGTTTTCAGCGAAATGGAAGGCGCGAAGTTCAACTGGAACAGCATGCAGTTCGACAAGGACTAGCCATGAAGGAATTCAACAGCCTCGCGGCGTTCGCGACGCATCTGCTGGCAGTCGAAGCCGCCGAAGTGCTGGCCCTGCACCACGGCCTGAAAGCTGTGGCAAAGGCCATCGAAGCGACGGCCAAGGCTGAAATCGGCCATTACCAGCCGGCAGTCGGGCCTTTTCAGGCTTGGCCGGAACTGGCCGACAGCACCAAGGAAGACCGGGTGCGGCAGGGGTTCAGCGAGAACGACCCCCTGCTGCGCACTGGCGAAATGCGCGACAGCATCAGCCACGAAGTCAGCGGCCTTGAGGCGGTAATCGGAAGCGACAGCGACGTGATGGTCTGGCAGGAACTTGGAACCAAGACCATCCCGCCGCGCCCTGTGCTTGGCCCGGCGGCGCTGCTGAATGAAGAAAAGATCAAGGAAATTTTGGGCAAGGCCGCCGCGCGCGGTCTGCTTGGCGGGGCGTCAATGCCCGCCGGGCTGGGCTACGAGTTCGACACTTAGCCGAACAAAACGGCGTAGGCCATGAACAGCAGGAAGGCCAGCAGCGCGCCGAACACGACGACGCCGAACAGGCCGATCAACAGCATGTCCAGCCGCTGCCCGATGGTCATGGCAAAGCGCCAGCGCAGCGGCCAAGCAGGACGGGCCAGCCGGGCGTTATTGCTGGCCGGCAGCACATTCGGGTATTGAACCCAAGGCAGGCGGTCAGCCAGCCATTCGCGGAAGCGGTTTTTCAAAGAGATTGTCATGTTTGAAGCCTACAAAATCGGCGTAAAGATCAGCCTCATCAACAATTCTAGTCTCGGATTGATGGCGCTGTCGAGAGACTTTATGCGGACGGAGGCGGACGCCGCCAAACTTGAAGCCCGGATTTTGTCGATTCAAAAACTGGCGATCAAAGGCGGCCTCATGCTTGGCCTTGGGGCTGTCGGGTTGTCGTTGTTCAAGCAGCCGCTGGAAGAAGCCAAGCTGTTCGAGACACAGGCATCAAAGCTGCGCGCCCTTGGCGTTGGCGAAAGCATCGTCAGCGAAGCAATGCAGTTCTCCAAGGGGATGAACATCATGGGCAGCAGCGCCCGTGACAATCTCAAAATGCTGACCGAGGCGCACTCAATCCTTCGGGATTTTGGGCATGCCAAGGAAGTCACCCCGCTGCTGGCGCAGATGCGATTCGGCATTGAATCGGTGATGGACAAGGGCGGCCACGGCGGCGGCCACGGCGAAAAAGCCGAACGCATGTTCATGGACTTGATAAAGGTCGCCGAACTGCGCGGCGCGCTCAAGGACATGGACACGTTCAAGCGCGTGCTGGATTTTTCGACGCAGGCTTACGTCGCTTCCGGCGGGCTGGTGAAGCCGGCGGACATGCTCAACATGATTAAGACCGGCGGCGTTGCTGCCAAGCAGTTGAGCGATCAGAGCTTCTTCTTTGGCCTGCTGCACACCATGCAGGAAATGGGCGGCAGCCGCACAGGCACTGCGCTGATGTCGGCCTACCAGAACTGGTCGATGGGGCGCACCACGCAACAGACCGCCGAAGAACTGGTCAAGGCTGGGCTGGTAAAGCCCGATTCGATCAAATACGGGAAAACCGGGCATATCACCAAGCTGTCGCCCGATGCACTGATTGCCTCCGACAAGGCCAAAAGCAACCCCTTCGCCTTCCTGATGGAAGACGTGCTGCCGAAGCTGCGCGCCGGAGGAGCGACGACCGATCAGCAGGTTCTGACGCGCATTTCGCAACTGTTCTCCAACAGAACGGCGTCCAACCTTTTCACGTCGCTCTATCTTGAGCGGTCGAACATCGAAAAGCACATGAAGGCCGCGCCACAAGCCTTTGGCGTCGCCGCGCTCTACAAGGAAGGCAGCGGCAACGCACAGGGCAAAGAACTGGACTTGCTTGCCAAGAAGCGCGACCTGCAACTTGAACTTGGGCGAACGGTTCTGCCGCTTTACGTCCGGGGGCTTGAACTGTCGCTGACGGCCCTCAATGGCATCACCAACCTGATGCGCGAACACAGCACCGTAACCAAAGGGCTGACGATTGCGTTCTTGGCGCTGTCTGCTGGACTTGCCATCAAAGGCACTGTCCTGCTGCTGACCGCCGCATTCCGTGGCCTTGGCGGCGGGCTGGCGTTCCAAGCCATCGGCAGCGCTGCCGGCATCACAAAGCTAGGGATGGCGCTGACCGGAGCATCGACCGGGCTTGGTGCGTTGGCGCGGGTTGCCGGTGTGTTCATGGCTGCCTACATTGGCTGGAAAGCCGGCGGCTGGCTGAACGACAACGTGATCAATCCTGCGGTGCAGAAGCTGACCGGCGACAAGAATCAAACGCTTGGTGGCTGGATTTACGACGCGACGCACAAGGACAGCCCGTTCGTCGCCGGCAGTTCAGGCAAGCCGGTGCAGGTAACGACTCAGATCAACATGGACGGGCGCAAGGTCGCCGAGGCGGTCAGCCAGCACCAAGCGAAGGCCGCCAGCAAGCCGTTCGCCGGGGCTTCCTCGTTTGACTACGGCATGGCGGCCCCGCCTGTCGGCATGGGATATGCACGATGACACCTGACACCATTTTGACCCTTGGCGACTTCGAGTTTTCCCGCTTCGAGATTCCTGAAAAAATCTCGTTCGGCGGCGATCAGGCTCTGGTCGTGCATGAGCTTGTCGGCGGCGTGCGCGTTGTCGATGCGATGGGCCGCATGGATGCCCCGCTGGAATGGTCGGGCCTGTTCCAAGGCGAAACCGCCCTTGACCGCGCCCGCTATCTGGACGGCCTGCGGGTCGCCGGGCAGCCCCTTCCGCTTTACTGGTCGGAGCTTGCCTATTGGGTGGTCATCAAGACGTTCCGCTGCGATTTCGAGCGGTCTTACAAACTGCCCTATTCGATTTCGTGCGTCGTCGTCGCTGACCTGAGCATGCCCGTCACGACGCTGGCCCCGGCTGGCGTCGATGAATGGATTTCTGACGACATGGCCGAGGCGAATGCCTTGGGCGACCTGATCGGCGACGGCCCGCTGTCCGACCTGCTCAAGACGCTGGACAGCGCCATCAGCACAGTTTCAAGCTTCGCCAATGCGGTGCAAAGCACGATCAACAGCGTGCTTGCCCCACTGGCGGCAGTGCAGGCCCGCGTTCGGGTGCTGACTGCTTCGGTGGGCAACGTCATCGGCAACGTGACGACCTTGGGCGGCATTCTGCCGAACAACCCGATAGCCCAGCAGGCGAACAAGCTGATGGGACAGGTCAATGCAATGACCCAGCTTCCGCAGCTTTACAACCTGCAATCGGTTCTCGGGCGCATGGGCGGCAACCTTGGCAGCATCGGCACCGCCGGGCGGCAGGTCACGACGGCTGGCGGCAACCTGTACCAGATGGCGTCGGACGCCTACGGCGATGCAATGGCTTGGACGGGCATTGCCAAAGCCAACGGACTGAAAGACCCGACGATCAGCGGCGTTCAAACGCTGACCGTCCCGGCCCTGCCGGATGATTCAGGAGGCGTGATGTATGCGTAATGATGTCCCAGCCTTTGCCGCCGCTCGCCAGCCGCGCGGGCTGGTCAAGGTCAATGGCGAAATCCTGCCGGGCTGGGTGTCTTGGGAAACCGACAACAACACCTTTTACCAAGCCGACACCTTCCGCGTCTGCTTTGCCCTGTCGCTCATGCCATATGAACGGGATGCGGCGTGGTGGGCGGCGCGGTCGGAAATCTTCATCGAAATTCTGGCCGGCTTCCCCGCTGACCCGGAGAACTTCACGGCTGACGAACTGGACAGCCTGATCTATGGCCGCGTCGATGATGTGACCTTTGACCCGGTTGGACGGAAAATCGAAGTGTCTGGCCGCGACCTGACATCAGCCTTCATTGACGCCAAGACGACCGAGAAATGGCCGAACCACACGGCCTCGGAAATCGCGGCGGACTTGGCGGCCCGGCATGACTTGAAGGCGGTTGTCACCAAGACCGAAACGAAGTCGGGGCGCTACTACGAGATCGACCACGCCCGGCTGACCGACCAGCGCAGCGAATGGGACTTGCTGACGTGGCTGGCCCACGAAGAACAGTTCATGGTCTATGTGAAAGGCCGGGAACTGCATTTCGAGCCAAAGCCCAGCCCGGACGACGACCCGTATGTCCTGCAATGGGAGCAGCCGACCGAAGATCGCGGGCATCCGGTTTTCAACGGCAAGACCATCGCCTTTTCGCGGAACCTGACGCTGGCAAAAGACGTGATCGTCAAGGTGCGGTCGTGGAATGCCAAGAGCAAAAAGGGCTTCACGAAGATCGCGCAGGCGACGCACAACAAGAACACCGTGCTGAAAGGGGCGGCCCAGCCAATCGGCGAGGCGCAGATCTACAGCTACACCATCCCCGGCCTGACGCCGGAGCAGGCATTGCAGCGGGCGCAGGCGCTGCTCAAGGAAATCACGGCGCATGAGGTCAAGTTCTCGGCGACGCTGCCGGCGGACAACCTGCTGGGCGTGACCAACATCATTCAGGTCATCGGCACCGGCACCGCGTTCGATCAGATTTACTACCCGGACAGCATCGTCCGACAAATGAGCATCGGCGAGGGTTACACCATGTCGATCAACGCCAAGAACCACAGCCCGGAAAGCGTCGTCGCACCATGATGAACCAGTTGATGAACACCATGCGCGCGCAGGCGGCACTCGCCAGCAGCGGGCGCGCATCGGTGCGGCTGGGCATCGTCAGCAGCTACGACCATGCCAACTACTGCGCCAAGGTGCGCGTGCAGCCGGAGGACACCGAAACCGGCTGGCTGCCGGTGACATCGCCGTGGATCGGCAACGGCTGGGGGATGTTCGCCCCGCCGACGCCGGGCGATCTGGTCGAAGTGCAGTTTCAGGAAGACAGCTTCGAGGCCGGCTTTGTCGTCGGGCGCTTCTACAACGACAGCGACCGACCGCTGGACGTGCCGAGCGGCGAATTCTGGCTGGTGCATCAATCCGGTTCGTTCATCAAGCTGATGAACGACGGCAAGCTGCTGGTCAATGGGCATGCTGAAATCGACGCGACCGCGCCGACGATCAACATCACGGCGACCGGGAACATCACCGCGCAGGCCGGCGGCAATGCCACGGTGCAAGCGGCTGGCACGGC